CAGCTCCCCCAGTAGTACCCACGGATTAAGCGTAGGCATGGTCGATTCCCCAGTTGGTCAGGTGTCCGTCTTCTGTTTCTGCCCGACACCAATGGCAGCCGCACACAGTCCCGACAGGATCAGTCCGAAGGCTGCACCGAACTCGGTCATCGGGAAGTGGTGGTCAGTCGACGCGACGACGCTGTAGATCGACAGGCCGATGAACGTCGGCAAGCCCGACGCGCCCACCAGCGCGGTGATCACGCGAATCACGTCATAGCTCTCGCCGTTGTTTTCCGTCAGGCAGTCCTTGACGAGCTTCTTGAGCGCGGCCCACATGGCGTCACCCGGCCGGCGTGAAGTCGACGTAGAACTTGTCGCCCGGATTGAACTTGCCGTGCAGCTCCGGGTTCGTCACGGTCAGCGTCAGCTCGCCCTGCGGCGACCACTTCGCGAACGTGTTGTCCTCGTCGGTGCCGTCACTCGGGTAGGCAGTGGACTTCGATACCGCACGCATCTTCAGCACTTCGCTGCCGCTAAAGCGCTGTACCGATTCAACCTGCATCTTGGCTCGCATCATGTCGTTCTCCGGGTCAGGGTTTAGGCTTCGGCGCGAGGCACGCCGAACGTCTTGCGCAGCCCTTCGAGCCGGTTGATCCAGCCCGAGAGGAAGCGCTTCTGCGACGGGTCGCGTGCGCAGATGTCGTAGTAGAAGCGCTCGCGCGCGTCGAGGTATTCGTCCGAGAGGCGCAGCGGCTGGTAGCTCGCGATCATGCCCAGCGTCTTCGGGCCGATCTTGCCGTCGACGGCCGAACCGCCCATGCCCATCGTCTGCTGCAAGGTCATCTTCGCCTGGCCGGGGCCGCTGTTCACGCCCATGTCGAACACGAGCGCATCGAGCGGGGCGGGCAGTTGCGGCGCCTGTGCAAGCGTCCAGTAGTCTTCCCAGTACAGCTGCGTGGCCTCGGGCGGGGTGATGAACGTGACGGGCTGCACGGGCAGGTCGTGCTTCCTGCGCCAGCTGTCGTAGGCCGCCTGCGTGACGCCCATGTTCGTGAGGCCGCCGTGGTCGTCCTTGTCATTGGAGACACCGCCCTCGATCCTGAAGAGGGTCTTGATGACGGCGAGGAAGCGGGCAGAGTAATTCGGCTGTGGCAGCATCGTGGTCACCCCTTGGTCTTTTCGCTGAAGAGAACGTCGATTCGCTCATTGAGCGCGTTGAGCTGCGCCCGCGTCTCACGCTGGTTGTCCTTGATGACGTCAGAGAGTGCCGTGATGGTTCTGTCCAGAGCGCTCATCACCTGCATCAGCGCGGGCTGCGTGATGAAGTCCTTGGTGACCTGGAGTTCGAAAGCTGCGTGCTTGTCTGCTATAGACTTCATCGCTGCATCCTGCTCGGCGTTTCTCTGTTCTAGCGCGTCGATGCGCTTTGAATGCGCATTCCACAGCCACCCGACGAGACCGCCTACTACCGGCACGATCACGCCCGCAGCGGCGATAACGAGTGTCGCGTCCATTAGCGGTCCTGTACTGTTGGTCAGCCTGCGTGGGATCAGGTTTGCCCGCAGTTTACAGGAAAATGACGCTTTATTCGTACTGCTTAGTTTCTCGGTCCTGAAAAATCAGCACGTTGGAGTGCGATATACAGGGTCGCGGGATCGAGCCGCCACGGCTCGGAAAAGCCCAAAGCCGCCGCGACCGACTCTGAGCAGAACCATTTGCCGCGATAGTTGGGCAGGCGGCGCAGCGCGATGCCGAACATGCCGCGCACGTCGTACGGCTCGCCGGTGTGATCCTTGAACCACTGCAGCGCCTGCGCTTCCTGCTCTGGCGTCGTCGGTACGTCGACAAAGCGCCAGTCGGAAGGGGGGAGTGCGTAGGTCTTGCGGCGCACACCCTTGTCGAGATATGCCGAGGACCAGCAGTTGGCGGTGCCGTCCGGATTGACGCTCTCGATGAGTTCCGTATGCGAGAAGTCGCCGCGCGTCCACCACTTGACAATGACGCCATAGATCCCAGCAAAGCCCGGATGCCGCCCGGTGAAGAACGCGACGCGCATAGGTTACTCCCCGTAGATTTTCGGCCAGCCTGCCAGCACATCAACGCTGAGCGGGTCGCTCGCTGCGAGCACCTGGGCGTTGAGCTGCTCGCCGTAGGCAAACAGCGCAGCGTCGCTCGCGCCCGCTGCGGCAAAGACGGCTTGCGCCAGCGTCGGCGTCATCGTGACGAACGAGCCATCCAGCGTTTTCCACTGCAGTCCTGCGGGCATATTCGCGCCGTACATCACGAGCCCGATCTGCTGGATGCGCGACTGCGCGTCCGAGTGGAACCACTTATCGACGCTCGCGACGTAGTAGCCGCCCGTCTGCGTACGCCGGTCGCGCTCTGCCTTGATCGCGCTCCATTGCGCAGCCTGCCCGTCCTGCGTGCTCTCCTGGTCAGTCTCTACAGTGCCGCCCGCGGCGAGCCAGTCCTGGTAGATCTGACTCATCCACATGCCCGCGACGGGGATGTTGTGATCCTGGCCGTTCTCGTCGAAATAGATCACGCGGGTTTCGCTGATTGCGCCCGTCGCCGGGTCACGGAACTGCTTGAAGCGGATATCGGACATGGTGTTCTCCGGTTAGGTGTGCGGATTATAGGCGGGCGTCTGCCGTCCACAGTATGAAGGCCCAGTTTCCTTCGCTCGTAGTCTGTGCAATGGCGTCGGTTTGAAAGTCCGCAATGTTCGGCGCTTGCGCCAACTGCCCGCCAGAATTGGTACGGTTACTGCCACCGGCGGCGCTCGCGTATTTGCCTACATTCCCCGATCCGTCTGAAACGGTGATGGCAGGAATGCCTCGCATAGGCACTACGAACCGATGGGTGGCCCCGAAGTAGTTCGTGTTAACGATCTCCATCCGGGTGCTGCCGCCCTGGTAATGACGGTTCATCCGCGCCAGTTCCGCCTGCTCACCGCGATACTCAAACGTCGTCGGAGCGCCGCCTGCCCCGTTGATGTCCGACGACGAGCTTGGATCGCAATACTCTACCTGGGCCTCGGCCATTGTGAGCGTGTACGTCACACCAGGTGGCAGCCACAACCCGATCTGCAGGGAGTCGTCACCATTACTGCCCATTGTTTTGCCGGTAATGGCGGGCAGGTCAATGCGTACGCTGAACTTCCTTGGGGTGGTGGTAACGCCCCAGTTGACCGCCTTGTCCTGCACGACCTGCGCACTGGGCGAGCCGCCAGTCCCAAAACCTTGCCTCGCGATAATCGACGGAATGGTCATGTTGGCTGCGGCCCACAGCTTGACCTGGAAGGTGACGCTGCGCCCTGCGAACTTGCTCACTCCCTCAATTTTCTGCGTGATCAAAGGAGCTGTCCCTGCCGCTACAGTGCCTGTTGACGCCACAGTCTGGTTGAACTGTAGCGCGTAGGGCGCACCGCTTTCCATGTAGGCCAGGTTAGCACTCGTTCGCAGGTCCACACGGGAGATGGTCGCTGCGCCGCCTGTTCCTGCACCCGTTGCCCACATTGTCGGGGCGACGTACGTCAGCACGCCCACACCGGCAGCGGCGCTAGTCGAAGTCCAGTTATCGAACCGGCCATCAACGAACAGGTTACGGTTTGAGAGCGGCACCGCGTTCGCCGCATTCAGCGTGAACAGTCCCGCCATCAGCAGCGCGATTTTTGTTGGATTGAACATGGTCTGTTGTCCTTAGAGTCGGGCGTCGGCTGTCCAAGTGTCTGTGAATCCGCCTGTGCCGGATGCGGCATTGGTGGAGTGCCAGATAAAAATGCCAGTCACAGAGATGGAGAAATTCACGGTGGTGGCCACTCCACCAGCGGACTGGTTCGCGCCACTCATCGCTGGACTCGCGCGCTTTGGTTGTTGAAATTGTGTAGTGCCGCCATGCTGCGCGCCGTTTGCGGTAAACCCTGCCGAAAAAGAGTAAACGCCCGTTTCGTAAAATCGCAGCACACGTGCCAGTTCCGCCTGAAAGCCGCGGTATTCAAACGCCGTAGGCGTACCGCCCTTACCATTAAGGTCGCTAGAGCTTTGCGGGCTAGACTTTTCAAGTTGCCATTGACCGTCGTTAATGGCGAACGTAACGCCTGGAGGGAACAAGACACCCACTTGGGTATAGCCGGGTGTAGTCGTGCCCAACGTCTTACCGATAATGCTAGGCACGTCGATACGAACAGAGAAGCGCTGGGGCGTGGTAGTAAGGTTCCAATTAACAGTTACGTCGTTCAGCACAGTAGCGCTAGGACTGCCACCAGTACCAAAGTTTTGGTCAAAGATAACTTTAGTGAGAGTGATAGGTGCAGTCGCCCACAGCCACAGAGAGAGCGTAAAAGATTGGCCCTCGCATGTTTGCACATCCTCAATAGGAGCCCACAGACCAGGAGTAGTCCGCGCTGCATGTGTACCCGCGCTTGCCGTGGTCTGTTGGAAACTCCCATAATACTTAGCGGGCTGCTGCATGCCCCACATCGTAGGGTTACCGGGAGCGCCCGACCACGGTGCCGCAGTGTACGTGGCCACGCCGCCCGCGCCCGCACGACCGGCTAACAGCGTGTTAGGCGTGTACTGTCCGGTAGTGCTGAGACTAAGGGCGGTAAGTTGTGTCCAGCTATCTTTATTGCCATCGACGATCAGATTGCGGTTGCTCAGCTGCGCCCCGCCACCGAACATCATCGCAAGGGCCTGCTGGATTTTTTGTGTGAGAGTCATTGCTTACCCCGCCGATTGAATGTCGAGCACACCAGATACGACCGTGCCAGTGTTGCTGCTTACCCGCACCTTTATCTGGAATCCGTGAAGCCCTTCGGAAAGGAAAGCTCTGGACTTCGCCGTACCCATGCCAAACGCACTGTTTGCATATGGCTGGTATTGCGCCTCAGAACTTGTTGTGGCAACTCCATCGATGGATATGACCGCATAAGTCACCGCCGACCCGGTGTTGTTCTGCAGCGTCACGTCCAGATTCGATATGACGAGTTCATCAGCCCAGGTGACCGCAGACATTCCAGAACCAACATCGCTGCCATATGATGTGGTGGTGATTCCGCCGACAGTCCCTATGTTGCCGAATGCGCCGCGTGCCTTCCGATTGAAGTAGCTCGCCACCATTCGGTTTGCCGAGTCATCGCGCCAGTTGCCAGTCCCGTCGCAATAGGCCATCCCCACCAGCGTGCGTGACGGATCACCCGTCTTGATCTCGACGCCAGTGTTTGCATCCGTGCTGTGGCCCGTTGTGACCCGCTCCAGCGTCATCGTCGTACCGTTCATGTACGCGTAGATATAGTAGAGCGTCGAGGCGGTTGCACCCGTCACAGCCAGCGACACACCGGCTGCCGGGATCGCGTATAGCTTGCCGTTGATGGACAGCTTGTTACCGTTCTTGCGGGCGAGCACGAGGTTGCCGCCAACAAGGCTGAGATAGCACTGGCCAGACGGTAGCGCTGCGGAGTTCTGCTGCGTGCCGTCAGCAAACTGCAGCACACCCGAGGCGATCACCGGGTTCACGTTCGCCAGCATGTTGGCAATCGTGATCGGATTCAGGTTCAGCACACCGTACTTCTCACCCCCCGCCGCCGCTGCCAGGTAGAAGTTGTTCGCGTCGTCCGTGTAGTCCGTGCCATAGTCGAGCAGCGCGCCGTTCATTGCCAGCAGCGCGCAGCCCTGCACATGCGCAAACGGGATCGTCGTGGCACCGGCAGCCACTGTCAGCGGCTGGAAGTTCGGCGCATACACCGTGCTCGGGTTGTACGGAAACTTCGTCTTGATCAGCAGGTCTTCGTCCGCCAGCAGCGGGTCCAGCCCGTTGATGTGGATGCCGTCGGCGTTGAGCGTGTAGTGGATGCCCTGATACAGCTCATCCCCGTTGCGCAGGATCTCGACATACGGCGCCACGAAGCCGCCCGTGCGCAGCGACGTGTCGCCCGCTGCGAAGCTGCCGACCGTGTCGGTGGCACCGACCAGATAGCGCACCGAGGTGGCCTGCGTGAGGCCTTGTGCCGTGGTCTGCTGCGAGCCGTCGGGGAAGGTTAGGCCGCCCGAGGCGATGACGGGGCTGTTCCCCGACAAGGCCTGCGCGATAGTCGCTTCCTGCGAGTACACCGAGCGCACGGCGTTCTGCTCGACCTTGACGCGGCGGAACTTGAGCGTCGTCCACGTGGCCGAAGTCACCACAATGCGCACGCGTGCCGACAAAGCGTTCGCCGGAGCTGCGCTATCCGTACCCTGGCACGAATGCCACGCGCCATCGGTCGCGCTGAGCAAGGAGTTCGAGCCATCGAGCACGGCTGCGCCAGAGCCGTCTGCTGTGCTGTAGTACAGCACGTCCACGTAGTAGGTGCCCGTCGCCCCCGCATCCACCTGCACCTCAGCCTGCGCCGAGTGGATCTGGTTCGGCGATACCGGGAACGGCGCACTGGACCACGAGTTGGTGGTGGACACACCGTTTGCGGCGCCCTTGAAGTAGGTGCCGTCGCTGTCCGTCACGACACTCAGCGCCGACGGTCCAGCGGTCCACCCTACCAGACCCAACTCGCCGCTACCGTTGACCACGAGGTTCGGTTTAGCCGTGCCGTACAGGTTGCCAAAGTGCGTCGTGCTCGCCTGCAGCGAGGTTACGCCATCATCCGTCACACCGCCGGCCAGCACGCGCGGCGCGCTGACACTGGTGTCGAACTTCGGCGTCGTCTTGTTGGCGTAGAACTGCAGCTTCCAGTTCGATACACCGTCCGAGACGAAGAAAAACGTGTCGAGCAGCACACCGCTGTACGGCATGGTGATGCCCGTGGCCGTGTCCGTGCCGTTCAGGGCGATGCTCGACGCCGCTGCCATCTGGACAGCCACCCCGAGCCCGGCAGGGATGGTGGACGCCTTCGGCAGCGTGGTGGTCCTGCCCGCGCCCGACTGCACGAACAGGCCGCCCACGTTCGACAGCGTGAGCGCCGTGTCGACGGCTGCCGTCGCGATGTTGCTGTAGCCCAGGCCGGGGCTGGAGGTCGTGGCGTACACGCCCGTGCCGTCACAGAAGCCCGAGGCGGGCTTGCCGCGCAGCAGCGAGATCGACGGGGTCTGCCCGGCCGCCTTCAGGGTGAGCGTGAAGCTGTCGCCCGTGGTGGTCAGGTTCTCCGCGACGAACGGGTGCCCGGTGTTCGGGATCGTGACGATGCGGTTGCCCGTCAGCGTGCCCGTGAAGCGATAGATGCCGTTGCCCGCTTCGAGGGTGGTGAGCGTCACGTCCGCGGAGCTGACGTCCTTGGTCAGGATGCCGTTCACCGCGCTCGCGCTGGCCGCCGCGTTCGTCTCGCTCGTGGCGGCGTTGGTCGCCGACGTGGCGGCGTTGGTCGCCGACGTGGCAGCGGCTGTTGCCGACGTGGCGGCTGCGTTCTTCGAGGCGAGCGCATTCGTCTCGCTGGTTGCCGCGTTGGTCGCGGATGTCGCCGCAGCGTTCTTCGAGGCGAGCGCATTCGTCTCGCTCGTGGCCGCATTAGTCGCCGACGTGGCAGCCGCGTTCTTCGAGGCGAGCGCATTCGTCTCGCTCGTGGCCGCATTGGTCGCCGACGTGGCAGCCGCGTTCTTCGAGGCCGTGGCCGACATCGCGCTGCCGCTCGCCGCCGTAGCGCTGCCTGCGGCTGCCGTCGCGCTTCCGGCCGCGGCTGTCGCACTGGCAGCGGCTGCTGACGCACTGGTGGCTGCGCCAGCCGCAGCCGTGCCGCCGACATCCGAGTCGTGCAACTCGATGACGTTGCTGTCGTCTACTACAAGTTCGAGATCCGAGGCCATTTCGCGGTCCTGATTATCGGGTTACGTCGGGCGAGCAGTACACGCGGCCGCCCGCGACGGTCAAGGTATTGCCTGCCGGGCTCGTGAGCTTCAGGTCGTAGGCGCCCACCAGCGTGAAGGGCCGGTCATTGACCTTGACGTTCACCGGGTTCGGCGCAGGGCCGCCCACCGGGAAAAACGCCATCGTCTGCGTATCGGTGAGCTTCGGCTGGATCGTGCCGTTCACGCCGCCCAGCGCAATGCCGCCCGTGGCGGACTGCAGGTCAACCAGCGTGGCCGTCGCGGAGTAGGACGAGCGGATCTGCATGCGCGCCGTATAGCCCGTCAGGTCCATCGGCTGCGCGTTCGCCTTGAACCGCAGCGTCCAGATGGGCGTCCAGTCGTCACCCTGCTCGATGTACAGGTCCAGCGCTGCGCCGCTCATGTCGCCTTCCTTTTCGGGTATTTCGCCTTGACCGCCTTGATGCGCGCGAGCATGTCCAGCGTGCTCTGCGGCACCGGCTGTCCGTTAAGCAGCGCCTCGAAGCCCTTCCACAATTCGTCCATCTGGTCCCCGTAGTCCGGGTACGAGACGGCGCGCAGCGGCGCGGGGTTAGGTGCGTGAACTATTTTTGTCATGGCTGGGTTACCTCAAACTTCGCCGCCAGGTACGGCCACGACTCAATCACCACGAGGTACGTGCCGGGGTAGGCGAACTCCAGATCTATTTCGCCGTCCTGAATATCGACGGGCAGTTCGGTGCCGATTGTAACCGTGGACGGGTTCGGCACGTTCGAAATTTTCATGCCGTCGAGGCTTGACGGATTGGACTGCCTGGCAACTACCTGGTCGTCAGCCGTCACGTAGTGGCCCTCGATCGAGCCCCGCCCCTCGATGTAGCGGCGGCCCACCTCCCGCTGGTGGGCCTCGAAAATGTAGCGCGGCGCGTTGCCCGTGTGGTCGATGCGGCCGTCAGCGTCAGCGCACACGAAGTCCACGTTGCCTAGTGCGTCAGTAGGGATCATCGCTTTGCCTCGAAGACGGTTACCGCCAGGTTCGTGCAGTTGTTTACGCTCACCACAATCTGCAGGTTTCCTGAGTAGTTGCCGATGGTTATGACGTTACTTTGCGGAATACCCGCAGTACCGGAGATCGATACGGTACCCCCAACGTTGGTGGCTGCCGAGGCGTTGCCCGAGCCCGACGGCGGCTGGCCGACGTTGCCCGTCAGGAACACCAGCATGGCGCCGCCGCCCGCCGCGTAGTTGATCACGCTGCCGTTGCCAACACCGTAGGACGCCATCGTCGTCACCGCGTTACCGCCGATGCGCAGCGTGTCGATCTGCGCGACGCCGATGTGTGCCGTCTGGATCTGCGCGTTGGCGATGTGTGCGGCCAGGATCTGCGCGTTGGCGATCAGCGCAGCCGTGATCGCCGCGTTCTGGATGTTGGCCGTGCCGATCGCGGCGTTGGCGATCTTCGCATTGGTGACCGACAGGTTCTCGATGTCGAGCGTGCCGCCCTGTTTCGGGATCACCTGCGTGCCGACGTTGCTGTTCCACGGCCCGACGTTGCCGCTGGTGTCGACCGCGCGCACCCAAAAGTAGTACGGCACGGTGGGCGTGAGGCCGCCCACCGTCCAGTTGGTCGAGCCGATCTTGTCGCCAATAATGGCGGCCGTGGCGATATTGTTGGTGCCGCTGTAGGCGACCTGGAAGTAGTTCAGGTCGAGGTCGGACGGCGCCGCCCAGTTCAGGATCGCGCTGCGGAAGTCTGCCGCGCCCGTGAGTGACGTGCAGGCTCCCGGCGGTGCGCTGCTGCCCTGGATCGTGTAGGTCTCGTCCAGCGAAGGCGACAGCGAGCCGTCCGAGCTGATGCCGTAGACCTTGAAGTCGTAGATGTCTCCCTTGGTCACGCCATCGATCTCGTAGCCGGGCGTGCGCGTCGTGTCGCTCATCCAGATGCCGCCATTTACGCGCCACTGGATCATGAAGTGGGTGGTGTTGCCCGACCAGCTCATGATGATCTTCGAGCCGATCACGCCAGGTGCCGCGAGGAACGTCGTCTCGGTGAGCGACCACAGCGTCGGCAATGCCGCGCCGAGCGCGTCGCCGTAACCGATGGGCGGCATCTGCAGCTTGGTGCCGAAATCGATCGCGCTGTACTTCGAGGCGTTGTAGGTGACGGCCGTCACGTCGAACTGGTTCTTCTCGGACTCCTTCACGTTGAGCACGCGAAAAGTCTGCGGCACGAGGTTCGAGCCCGTCAGCACCCACATGAAGCCCGGCTGCGGCACGTTAGCGACGGGCGACACGAAGCTCAGCAGCGCCGTCGTATTGACTGTATTCAGGACTTGCGCCTGGTGGCTGTTGCCGTCGCCGTCGTAGTAGATGATCGAGTAGGTGACGCCGGGGTCGAGCACAACGGGCGCATCGAGCGTGATCGTGTTGACGTCGGCCTTCATGATCCGGCCGCCGATGCGCTTGGTGCTGCGCGTCGGGTCAGCGACGTAGATGATCTCGCCCGGCGTGAGCATCGCGGCGTCGAGCCCGGCCTGGAAGGTCAGCTGGTCGGTGTCGGCCAGCTCGCTGATCAGCGCCCACTGGCCCAGCCGGTGGGCCTGTCCTCGCGAGGTGCAGCCAACGGCCATGATCTCCGTGACCTTTACGCCAAAGCGCTGCAGCGCATCGGCGTTTTCGACGTACTCGGTGTTCTGCTGGTACTGCTGGGCGGGGTCGTTCCAGCGCACCAGCGCGACGCTGTGCCGGTCCTTGAGCGCCGTTCCCTGGTACTGGAACTTGCCGTTGATCACGTTCGCGCGGCTGAACGTCTTGACGGGCGTATGCGGCGCGTCCTGCGTGACGAGGATATTGCCGGCCGCCCAGTAGCTCATGCCGCGGAAGATCGACAGCATGTCCTGCACGCACTGGTACGCTTCCTTGGCGTTGTTGATCACCATGTTGCAGGTGAAGCGTGGCTCCAGCCCGCCAAAGCCGTCGGGTACCATCTCGTCGCAGTACTGACTGATCTGGTAGAGCGCCGTCTTGTCGATGGTCGAATCGGACAGGTAGTTGCCCAGCCCATAGCGGGTCGAGGTGATCAGGTCGTAGAAACACCACGCCGGGTTGTCGGTGAAGGCGAGCTTGAAGCCGCCGTTCCATGCGCCGCTGTAGGTGCGCAGATCCGGGTCGTAGTTGTTCGGCACGCGCACCAGCAGCCCGTCGATCAGGTAGCTGCGGCCCGGCACGCTGCTGAACTGGCGTGCGTCGATGTTCAGGCCGACGAGCGCCGAGTTCGGGTAGCGCAGCCGCTGGTCGACCACTGATTCGAGCACGTCGAAGAAGGTGTCGTTGATCAGCGTGGAGCTGGTCGAGTCGTCTGTGATACGGCGCACGCGCACGAGCCACGGGCCCGCGCCCTGCAGGTCGAAGCGGGCGCTGCGCTGGTACTTGCTGCGCGTCTTGCCCGTGATCGTCATATCGACCACCTGGGTCCACGCCAGGCTGCCACTTGACTGGTACTCGACCACCATCTCGACCGAGCTGCCATGCACGTCGCCTGTTGACGCGTTCACGCTGTAAAGCGCGGACACCGACAGCGTGACCACGCAGGCGTTCGCCTCGGGGTTGTCGATGGCCGTCTGGATCGGCACACCCTTCTTGACCTGGGTACCCAGCTGCGTGCTCGTGTAGACCGAGCCGAAGCCGGGAACCACCGGCTGGCTCTGCGTGCCGTTCACCCACGCAACCTTATAGCCGTTGAAGTTCGGAGAGCCGTTGGTGGTGATGGGGACGTTATCCAGAAAGATCGCGTCCGTCTGGGCGCCTGCGACGCTCGGGTTCAGACCACCCTGCACCAGCCCCTTGATCTCACCCTCACACAGCAGGTCGAGCAGCGACACGAAGGCGACCGACTGCAGCGAGTCGGGATCTTCCGTGGGCGTGTTGGCTGAGCCTCCGCCATCCTTGCCGCCGCCCGCGCCGCGCGGCGGAGTGGGGATGCGGGCGACAATTTTCTGAGCCGGGTAGTGCGCGAAGCGTCGCGGAAAGGGCGCGTTCAAGTGAGGTTCCCCGTTTCGGCGGGTGCGTTCGCCAGATCCACCGCCGACAGCGCTGCCGAGATGGCCTGTGAGCCGATCAGCACGCGGCCGTAGACGACGGGCACGGGCGCACCCTGTTGCTGTGTGTTGGCCGGGCCGTTGAAGTAGAACGAGCTGAGCGAGTCGCCGCTATTGCCGCCGTTACTGTTTTTCGGGATGGTGGTCAGCAGCCCTGTGATGCCGCCCAGCGTGAGCGACACGCCCAGGCCCACGGCTGCCATCATCATGCCGCCGCCCGCTACCCAGCCGAACGGGTTCCACCAGCACACCGCGAGAATGATCAGGCCGACCACGAACTCGACCGCCGAGAAGAGCTTGCCGCCGCCGCCCTGTATCACATGCACGATCGTCAGCCGCTTGCCGGCGATAGGCAGCGTCAGCTCCTTCTCGCCGACGCCGCGCGCACCGTCGTCGACCACGATCTGATACTCGGCCCCCGCCTGCGAGTCCTCGATCAGCTTCTGCTTGAACTCCGGATAGTTCATGCCGAGCAGGCGGAACACCTCGGCCGTCGTGCTGGCCACGAGGTGGTGGGTGCGGCCGAACAGCTCGCCGAGCTGGCCGGCGAGCACGACTTCCACGGTTTCGTTGTCGATGACGCGCGCGCTCATAGCTGGCTCTCGTGTCGCAGGTGGTGAGTAGTCCTCTTGAACCAGTCGCTGCCGAAGGTGTAGGGAACAATTTCGGACAACCGACCGTGTCTATGGTGCAGGATTGTACCGTCACCCAGGTAGATCGCACCATGATTCGGCACGCGCGAGGCCATCTGCATCAGCAACCCGTCGCCGCGCTTCAGATCGTTGAAGTTGACCTCGGGCGACACCTCCCGGAAGCCGTGCTGGGTGAACTGCTCGACGTACATGTTGCCGCCGTTACTCCACCAGTCATCCGCGCGCTCGACGTCGGGCAGCTCGATACCCATCTCGCGGCTGTACCAGTCCCGGCACAGCGCGTAGCAGTCGAGGATGCCGTGATAGAACTCGCGTCCGACGTAGGGCGCCACGTAGCCGGTGGGCAGCGTCAGGCTGTGGCTGCCGTCCGCGCCGACGATATGCCACGGCAGGCCCGAGGGCTCCAGCTGCACGAGATCAGCCTGGGTAGGCTGCGCGGTGGCGCGCGGGTGCGTGTGCCATACGGCCACCACCTTCTCGCTGTTGTGCAGCCTCGCCCACTCGACCGCTCCGATGCGGAACTGCTGGTCGGGCTCGGTCGACACGTTCGCGCATTCGACCAGTTCGTTGCCGTGCTCGCGCTCGACGATCACGCCGCACAGCTCCAGCGGCTTGTCGGGGTGCAGGGCCTTCTCTTCCTCCATGCGCGCCAGCATCTGGCGGATCAGGATGACATCAGACATAGCGTCGTGCTCCAGGAAAGCCGCCGAACGGCAGGTCAGGGTTCGCGCCAAAGTGGGCGAAACGGCATTTGCAGCTGTCCAGCCGCTTGCCGCAGATGTCCGCGCCCGGTAGCGCGACGGGCTGGTCGTTGATGTCGAAATAGAAGCCCGCGATGGGCACCCAGCTGCACTCGGAACTCTTGTAGACCCACGGGCAGCTGTTCTGGATGACCTGCCGGTTGGGCAGCGTGATGCCCGTCAGATCCAGCGAGCTGACGAGGTCGAAGGCCACCACGTCGTCACTCTCAGCCGTCTTGCGGCCGAGGTAGAAGACGTCCTGCGGGAACTCCTGGGTCGGGTTCGCGTCGGGCATGCCGTCGAGGAACTTGCGGAAGGTGCGCTTGCGCGTGAGCTTGGCACCCACCATGTCCTGATACTGCATGATGGTTTGCGAGATCGCGCCGTTCACGTTGGACACCACCAGGCCGGGTGTGGGCATCTGCCCCTGCCCGTTCAGTTCGAAGCCCGTCACGTTGACCGGGTACGGCTGGTAGGTGATGCCCTGAAACACGATCGGCTGGCGGAACTCGTTGGTGCCGCAATGGAAGTACTGCACGGAAGCGAGCCCGATCGGATTGAGGTCGAGCAGGTACAGCTCGATCAGTGCGTCGGGCGCGAGCCGCATGCACTCGGCGTTGATGGTGTTGGCGGTGGTCATGTGTCAGTCCTCAGTCCGGGTCGAAACACTGCACGAAGGTGGCCGAGACAACGACGAAGCCCCAGCTCTCTTCGTTCTTCTTGAAGGCGCCTTTGGTCTTCACCTTGATCGGGTCGGCGTAGCGCGGCGGCAGCCACCAGAAGCGCCTAGTGCCGCCTTGCCGGCGCAGGAACTCGAACGCGTCGTCGGCGTCGCTCGGCGACAGGCGCGACGTGATGTCCCACGAGTCGGCCGTGGTGTTGATCCCGTTCGGCACATCCTGCGAGTAGCCGTCGCCGAACTGCGCGGAGAGCACGTTCGGCGTGACGGAGTTGGTCGCGCCGTAGGTGCAAAACCAGTCGTAAATTTCGAGGTCTGCCATTTAGGGTCGTCCTGCAATCTGGCGAATGGTGGTGTAGACCGCACCACCAGGCTGGGAGTATTTCGAGATCACCTTCAGCACGGCCGATTCGAGATCGCGCGCCATCTGGCCGTTCTGCGCGGCGTCCGACACGCCCGCCTTGCCGTCCGTGCTGCTGCCGCCGCCGCTCGCGAAGTTCATGTCGATGTACACGTTGCCGCCGCCTGAAACGCCGCTACCGGCGCCCGCACCGACCCGTCCGTCGGCAAAGCGCGGCAGCTGCATCTTGTTCATGCGCGCGATGCGGTCGGCGCCGTAGTACTTGGTGGCGGCAGCCGTGAGCACCGACTCGCCGTTGGATAGCCACGCGAGGCCGCGGTCGTCCTTCGGGCCGCCCGGCGCGGTGATGTAGCCGTCCTTGTCGACGCTCGCGACACCGTCGGCATAGAGCGGTGTGGAGGTGACAGTGGGCGTGGCGACCGCGCCGACCTGCACCCCTTCGCCAGCGGCGGCGCCTGCACCCCCCGCTGCGGCGCCGATCAGGCCTACGAGCTTCTGGATCGCATACAGTTCGAGCAGCTGCGCGGTCGCGTAGATCACGTAGTTCTTGATCGCCTTCGAGCTGCCCGAGGTCGCGGCCACCACGCCCGTGTAGAGCAGGCTCGCAGCGCTCGATGCCGTCAGGCCGAACTGGCTGAGCGTTGAATCGGACTCTTTGCCAAACGTCTGCAGCGCGGAGGTTGCGTTGCTGATGTCCGAAGGCTTGCCGGTGGCGCGGGTGAAGTCGGCCTGCCCGATCACACCGTTCTGCGCATTCTGGTCGGCCTGGGAGAGTGCCCCGTGGCCGCCGGGGACGGCGGCATTGCCCACCGGCCCGGTCGGCGTCAGCGTGCCGTCCATGTAGCCGAGCTGCTTGCGCAACAGGTCAGGGATCGTCACGCCCAGCGATTCCGTCATCGACGCGGTGTTCAGTGCCAGATCCTGCTGCGCCTTCTCGCGCGCGGCGTCCGCGATCGACACCGCGCCCGTCGCCTTCAGAAGACCCTGGAAGCCCTTGAGCGTTGACTCGGTCAGCTCCTTGGACAGCGATTGCGTGATCGAGTCGTAGATGCCGCCGCCGATGTTGCCGGTGAAGTTCTGCAACGTGTACGCGTCCGCCGTCTTCTTTTCCTTGAACGACTGGAACAGCGAATCATTCGCCTTGCCGAGCCCCGAGCTGAAGCCCGTGACGGCCTGGTCGGCGAGGGTGGTGCGCGACTTCTCCAGCGCGGAGATCTGCGCGTCCACCGCGTTGAGCGTCTGCTGGTACACGTTCTGCAGCGAGAACGCGTTGTCCATCAGCAGTTTCTGACGCTGCTGCTCGATGTCAAACAGCTGCCGGGCGAGCGACAGCGTGTTGGCCTGCCGCGCGTACGCGATCTCTTCCTGCGACGCGCGCGAGTCCCCCAGCGCGACCATCTGCTTGGCCTGCTCGTACTGCGCCTTCTGGACCGCCACCGCCTCGTACATCTGCGTCAGGATGTCATCCTGCTGGCTGGCAGCGTTCCCCCATAGTGCGTCCTGCGCCGTCAGGATCTGCGTGCGCGCCTGCTCGACGGTGGCGATGTTGGTCAGCGCGCGCTGCATGTTCAGCGCGACGGTCTGCGCCTCGAAGTCGAGTTCGAGGTTGTCCATCTTCGAGCGGTGCTGGCGCTCCAGCGTGTCGAGTTCCTCGACCAGATGCTGCTTGCTGTTCGGATTGCCGTTGCGATCCGCGTTTTTGATGTCCTTGAGGATCTTCTCACGCTGGGCGTCGTATGCGCTGATCTCTGCCTGCGCCTGCAGCGTGAGCAGGTGCTGGCGGTTCTCATCCGTGACGTACAGGCCGATCTGCTTGCGCAGGTTAAGCAGCTGCTGCGCCTGCTTGACTGCGTCGGCGTCGAGCGTCGCCTGTACCTTGGCCGCCTCGTAATCGGTCGGGTCAATGTGACCGCGCTTGGGCGCCTTGTCGTGGTACTTCGCGTTGATGTTGGCGATGTCCGAGGCGATCGTCGCCTCATCGATCTTGCCCGCCTTGCGCAGCGGGTCAATCGCCTTGTAGTACTCGGCGATTTCGGCGGCACGTTTTTGCGCAGGACTCCAGAACTTCTGGTCGAAGCGGTCATGCCACGCGGTCGCCGCGATCAGCGCGGCATCGCTCTGAGCCTTCTCCGACTGCTTGGCGGCATCCGCGGTTTCCAGCCGGCGTTGCTCGTACAGACTCGCCAGCTCGCTCTTGATCGCGTCCGTGTCGACATAGCCCGCCTCGCCGGGGCCTGCGGCAAACGGTCCACCTTGTGTGGCCTGCGCGCCCTTGATCTGGGCTTCGAGCTGCGCGATGCGGCCCGAGGTGCCGACGTCGCGCCCCAGCCCCATCATCGCGTCCCACGCTGCGCTCGCACCTTCCTTGATGGCGTGCCAGCCCTGCAGAATCCACCCCTGCGCCTCGACCACCTGCTTGGCGCGCTCCTGGACGGCTTCCGCGTACAGCTCAGTCGCCACGCGCGCCGCTTCCTGAGTCTGCCCGGACTTCTCCAGCAGCCGCACCTCTTCGTACTGCTCGTCGGTCAGGAAGTGGTACTGCTCGTTGAGCTTGGCGAGCGCCATCGTGAGCGCGCCGACCGAACGCTCGGTCGCGGTCAGCGGGTCTTGCGCGAGCGACTGGAACTCGCGCAGCACCTTGCTCGTGTCGCCGCCGGCATGGCCCAGCTCGACTACGGCCGTCGCGATGTTCAGGATCTGGCCGCTGGTGAACTTGCCTGTCTCGGCCAGCTGCGCGACGACTTCCTTCGCCTCACCGATCGTGCCGCCCATCGAGGTCGCAGCGTGTGCGATCTGTTCGAGCCCTTCGACCGTGGTACCGGCGTAGTTGCCCGTCATCGCGAGCGCGAGGTTCAGCTTGTTCTGCTCTTCGGCGCCCTTGACGGCCGCCAGCCCGAGAATCGCCACACCCGTGCCCACCGCGCCGATGGCAAGCCCGAGCGGCCCGAGGATTCCGTCGAAGGTGCCCGAGAGCGTCAGCAGCCGCACGAACGAGGACGTGAAGCGACCCCACTCGCCAGTGCCGACGTCCTTAGCGATGGTCACCACTTCGCGCGCTTCCTGCGCGGTGGCCTTGATGCCCGTCGCGGCGCTCGCGGCACCCTTGCCGACGGCTTCCAGCTCCATGCGGAACTTGTGGTACGCATCCGCACCCGCGCCGATCATCGCGTAGTCGGACAGCGCCGAGGTCGGGAACAGCGAGGCTACCGACGGGTTCTGCGACAGCGGGCCGCTCATCTTCTCGGCTTCCGCAATCGACTTCAGCATCTTCATCTTCGAGCTGACCGTCGACGTCTCGTAATCCGCGCTGCGCTTGATCTCGGCAGCGCGCGCCGCTTCAACCGCAGCCTGTTCGGACGCTGCGCGCTTCTGCGCGGCGAGGTACTCGGCCTGCTCGGCGAGGATCAGCCGGTCACGCTCCTTGATGTTTTCGACTTCGAGCGCGTAGATCGCCTTTTCCAGCAGCGCGACCTGTTCGTCATCGGCAAGGCGTGCGGCCGCCAGCGCAGCCTCTGCTGCGACGCGTTCGGCGCGTTCGGCGAGAATCGCCTGGTCAGCCGTCACCCGCGCAGCGGCTTCACCCGCGGCGATTTCCTTTTCCAGCAGCACGACCTGCGCGTCGTCCGCAAGGCGGGCAGCATTCAGGCGCTTCTGCGCGACGGCGGCTTCCTCACGCTCGGCGAGAATCGCCTGGTCGGCAGCGATCTGTGCGGTCGCTGCATCAGCCGCAAGCTGCTTTTCCAGCAAGGCAGCCTGCTGGTTATCGGCAATGCGCGCTGCCGTGAGCTTCTTCTGCGCGACGGCGGCTTCCTCACGCTCAGCCAGGATCGCCTGGTCGCTGGCGATCTGCGCAGCGGCCGTATCGGCGGCCAGTTGCTTTTCCAGCAGGGCGGCCTGCGCGTCATCCGCGAGCTTCGCCTGCTTCATGCGCCGCTCCTGCTGCGCGAGCGCCTCCTGCTCGGCGATACGCTGCTGCGCGAGCGACGCCTGCGCGAGACCGCCGCCCGCGTACTCGGTGACCGCGAGCTGCCCGTAGCGTGCGGCCAGGACTTCTGCCTGCTTGGGCTGCAGCTCCGACACATCCTGGCCCTTCAGCGAGGCCGAGATCCGCGCGAGGATCTGCTGACGCTGCTCCAGCGTCTTGTTCAGGTACTCGGCGTCCTTGATCTGCGCGCGCATGGCGTTCGCCTGCGCGCGGTTCGCCTTGTCGGCCTCGCCCGCTTCCTTGTCCTGCGCGGCGGTCAGCTGGTTGGTCTTCTGGATCAGGACTTCCATCTCGGCGGCGGAAGCCTGCTGCGCGGCGACGTTCTCCTGCAGGCGCGCGTTCACGCGCAGCATGTCGTCCTGCAGCTTACTGATCTGCGCGCCGGAGTTCTCTACCTCCGTGACGGCCTTCTGGAACTCGCGCAGGGCGGCAAGCGCGGGACCGTAGTCCAGCGTCGCTACGAGTGCTACACCGCCTGCCTGTTCAGCCATGACCCGCCCCTGACCACCGTTTAGTAGTCCGCATTATCGGTGTGTAGACGAAAAAACGCCAGCCGCGAAGGCTGGCGCTATTTTCGGGCCGGTGGCGGGGCCGCGGTCTTACCGTTTCGCATGTCAATCATGTGTTTGACATACACCGCGTCCATAGCCTGGATCATCTGCAGCAGGTCACGCCGCTGGTCGGGGTGGTGGATCTGGCGCAGCTCGCAGTACGCCAGGATCTCCGACAGCTTGAGCGCCTGGGCGCCCAGTTCGTTGTATTCGCGCCCGGAGCTTAGCGCGCGAAAATCAGCGAAGAACTCAGCGGCTTCTGCGTCCAGCTTGGGCTTTTCTGCGAGTGGGGCGGGCATCTTGCCGCTGTTCTTCCACACCACGTCGCGCAGGAAGTCCTCCTGGCTGCCCCACCGCAGATCCCACGTCAGCCGGCCGACGAGTTTTTTTCGGTGGTTTCCAGCTTTTCGTAGCGGTAGTTCTCGATGTTGTTCGAGGCCTGAAACACGAAGTTGCGGAAGTCGTTGAGCTTCAGCAGCATCTTCGCGTTATCGACGCTGTACGGCAGCGGCGCGTCCTTGAAGTCGACGCCTTCCCAGCCCACGAGCACGCAGTTCGCCATCGCCTCGATCAGGATGTCCTTCCCGGCCTTTTCCGCCGCCGTCGCGTCGGTGCCTTCCAGAACGACCTTGTGGCGCTCGCGCAGTGTGCGGTTCAGCGCGAGGTAGTCGTCATTCGCGAAGCGACGCACGCGCAGGGACGTCTTGTCGTCCAGCGGCATGATGGTGCCTTCCGCTTCCTTGTTCGGGTCGGTCGCAAAACGGGCAAAGATGTCCATGTGTAGCAGTCCTTGTTAGATTGAAAAACGCCTCGAAGCCGAAGCATCGAGGCGTAGTCTACTGTTTCATTCGCCTTATCTCAAGGCCTTTAAAGTTTGTAGATGGTCAGCGAGTTCTTCGTGTTCGGACCCATCAGCGCCGTCCACTTCGCGGCGAGCATGATCGACTGGCCGTTGCCGCTTGCCTGCGCGGGCATCGAGTTGAAGTCGATCTTGTCGAATACGAATGCGTAGCCGAAGCCGTCCGGGTCTTTCACGATGAACGAGAAGCTGTGCTGCACGCCCGCCACGAAGTCGTCATAGAGCGAGCCGTCGGCGAGGTAGATCTGCATGCCGCCGTCGAGCTTGATTTCCTTCGCCATCAGCTGCACGGAGCCGAGGTTGCCGAGCGCCTTCAGGCCTTCGAGCTGGTTGTCGTAAGACATCGTCAGCTCTTTGACGTACGTGTTGTAGCGCTGCACGACGGGGATGCCGTCGATGCGCACATCCGCGACACCGTCAACGGCCGACATCGAGCGGTACGGCTGCGAGGCGACAGGTACGCCCGGCAGGACGGTCGTGTTTTTGCGCTGTCCGCGCGAGCCGACGAACGCCAGCGAGCCGGTGATGAAGCTGCCCGTTTGCAGCGACAGGTCCAGCTTCGACGGCGACATGCCCGTGTAGCTGAAGAACTGGTTCACGTCGGTGAAGTTCTTCTCCAGCGTGAAGCTGCCGATGTTGTTGCCGATCTTCAGGCGCGCGCTGGAGACCTTGATGTTCTTGCCCGCCATCGCGACGATGCCCGAGCCCGTCGCGAACGACAGGACCGTGGCGGTGCCGTCGGCGTCGAGCTGCAGCATCAGGCCCTGGTTCGCGCCGATGTTGTCGGCCACCGGGTCGAATCCCGTGATCTTGACGTAGTCGCCCTTCTTGAGCTGCGTCCACGCGTCAGCGCCCGCCGTCGCGACGCTGGCCGTGATCGTGTCGTGGCCGGTACCCGTGCCGTCCTTCACGAAGGTCGCGCTGATCGTGCCCGAGGTGCCGTTCGTGCCGTACTGGACCCACGCCGAACCGAGCAGGGCCGCGAGGAACGGGTCGTACTCGGCGTAGCTCATTTCGATGTTCACGGAGCCGCTGGCGGAAGCGTCCGTGGTCGCGAGCGAGCGCACCTGGCGCGAGCTGTTGACTTCGTTCGAGCTTCCCTTCGTGAGGCTGAAGTCGAGCGATTCTCCCGTCATGCGCAGCTCAACGCCATTTCCAGCAACCGGCGTGACGCCCCAGCTCGCTTCAACGATATACCGCAGCTGTGTAAAGCTGGATGCGGCAAGCACTTGTCCTGTCATTTTGCTGCTCCCGATAGGTTTGCCGCGATTGTCGCGGGTCTATGTGAATAGGTCAATCAGTTACGTCGTAGTAGAACAAATATTGGACTCCTGACGGATTCCAGTCCCCATACTGCTGTGGCCGGTAGCTGTGCGCGTCGCCCACGATGATGCCGCCCACACTCCGGTTCGCGAGTGCGAGGTCCAGCGCATCGAGCACTGCCGTGGTCTGGAAGGTGCCTGTGCCCACCTTCTCGAACGCACCCACCTGGATGCCGCCACGAAAGCGCTTGACCTGCCTGCCCGCCATCGCGAGCGAGGCCTGCGCGCGACCGTCGATCACCACGCCGAAGGCCAGCCACGGACGGCTCTGGTTCGCGAGATCGGGCTGCGGGCCTTCCTCGTTAAACGAGTCGATGCCGGTGAAACTGCCCAGCGCGGCGAGCACCGCTGCATTCAATGTCTCAATGATGTATTGCCGGCTCATTTGACAAACCCCACCTTCCACGCGTCGAGCTGCTGCCTGCTGGCAGAGGCTATCTGCTGGTTCATGAAGAGGACCGCCCGCGTCGCGGACAGCGGATAGAGGTTTTCCAGCCGGAAGGTCTTCTGGCTTGGTCCATACGGCTGGTATTCGAGCAGGTACGGCGCCGTGTTCTGGATCACGACCTGCTTTGGAATGCCAGGCAACTCCTGAAGGAAGGCCTTGATGCGCAGCTCCGACATCTCGATCGCTTCCGGCCGCGGCGTGGCCGCACTGTAGGGCGACACAAAGTCGCGGGGGAAGTCCCGCTGGCCGGGGCGCGGCACGTCGTGGAAGAACTCCTCGAACGGCTGCGGGCCGCCGTCGACAGAAGGCCACCAGTTCGCCGCCGCGTTGCCGCTCCATTCCGGCGTACCTGCATAACGAAAATCCCCGGCAATCAGCGCCTGCGCAGCCTGCATCACCACGCCCTTGAACACGGACACGATGTCCTTCTCGATGCCGCGCATCACGGCGGCTTCGAGGGCTGTGTTGAACTCGGGGAGGTTCGTGAATTTCATGCTTACACCGTCAGGTGCAGCCACCACGTCGCGTCCGGCATCGCGCGGCGCGAGACGACCCGGTAGGTGACGCCGTCGATCAGGGCGGCATCGCCCGCCGTCACGCCGTGGGTCTGCGTGACGCGCGCGACCAGGTCACCGTCGACGGGCTTGATCGCAGCCTGCGTGACGCGCCGGTAGTCGTGGTAGAAGCGCATCACGAGCGCCGGGATGTCGACCGATGCGCCCGGCACCGACTGCTGCTTGACCTTGTCGTAGCCGGCCTGTGTGGTCCAGGTGACCGTCTTCCTGACGTCCTTCGGCAGCTCGATGCAGTCCAGTGCGCGAATCCCGCTCACCGTGAAGTAGCTGTTCCTGATGCGGTACAGCTGCCCCTGCAGCAGCGCGAACTCGCCTTCCTCGGCCTGCACGCCGCTTCCCGAATACACATCGACCTCGCTCCACACTTCCTCGGTGCCGTCGCTGTTCTTCGAGCTTTTCATCCACACCATGCCGCCGTGCGTGGCCGCGCGCGGTGTGTTGGCGAGCCAGTCTCCAGCGGTGCCGATCTGGATCACCGAGTCGAGCAGGTGGGCGATATAGGCGCTGCGCAGCGGCCCGCCCGCGAAGTCGTCGGGTGAGGCGAGCCCGAGCGCCCAGTTACGGCCCGCGAACGCGACGATGCCGTCGGCTGGCAGCGTGAAGACCTGGGTCGGGTCGTATGCGAGCGTGCGGCGCTGCACCTGCAGGCCGTCACGCTGCTGGTTGGTATAGAGGTCCAGAAACGCCATGAACAGCGTCTCGGACGACCCCGGCGCGGTTACGGCAGTGTCGTCGAAATAGCCTGCGGCGTCGATCAGATCCATGCCAGTTATCCCGTAACAGGGTCGCCCGATGCGCCGAACCGGCCCATCGCGTAAGCCGTCTTCACGTTCGAGGGCTGCACCGGGTCCAGCACGTCTGCGGCCGTCACGAGCAGCGGTACCACGCTCGCGACCTGCGCGCGGATGTCGGCCATCACCGACGTGGCGGCGTCATCATTGCGGTGCATGACGGCCTGGCCGTTGCCCACTTCCTGCGGCGAGAACTGCGGCAGGGCGATGGCAATCAGCTTGGCCGCCGACCAGCCCACGAACGTGCAGAACAGGTCGCTGAAGTTCTGCTGGTCGTCGGTGAGTCCGGAGTCAGGCAGGCCCTTGTAGAGCCCCCACAGCCGCGCATCGGCCCGGTCGCACTCGATCTTGATCGAGCGCAGGTAGATGGGCAGCTGCAGCGTCTGGTCCTTGAACTCCTTCGCGGCGACGCCCAGCATCGCGCGGACCTCATCCGGCGAGACGATGTCAGACAGGTTGCTGATGACGGGCATCGCAGGACTCCTTACGACTGCTTCTTGAGGATCGACGTCTTCGCGGCAGGAGCGGGCGCTTCTTCCTTCGGTGCCTCGGGCGTTTCCGGTGTTTCAGCCGGCGTCTCGGGCGCTTTCGGCGGCGCCATGCTGATGACCAGCGGCGGCGTCTCGCCCGACGTGTCGGTGCCCGCGCCTTCGGCCTGCGCCTTGATCTCGGCGGGGGCCTGGCCGATCTGCTTGCCCTCGAAGAAGGCGAGCACGCGTCGCGCCATCAGCTGGCCGCGCAGGAAGCCGTCGAACTCGTGCTCGACCTTGCCGCCAATGCGGAACTCTGCGCCCGTGAAGATGTGGCGCAGGTTTGCGCCGATCGCCTGGATCTCGACCGTCTTGCCGAGATACTGTTCGAATTCTTTCGCCTTGTCGGCGATTGCCTGCATCGCAGGGTTCAGCTTGACCATGTCTGGCTCCGTTGGCTGGATGTGAAACGGGCCAGCCGGGGTCTCCCAGCCGGCCCGTTAGAGGCTCGACCGGCCGGGGTCTCCCAGCCGGTCCAGTGACGCTTAGTGGGTCAGCGACAGCACGTCCCACGCCTGGTCGTACAGGCGGTGAACCGTGTAGCCCCAGTCCCAGCGCATGCTGTTGCCCTTGCGCAGCACCATCCGCTCGATTGCCGAGTACTCGGCCTGGGCGTTGGTGACCTTGCGCATTGCGTAGCGCGTGTCGAAGCCGACGATCAGGTCATCGGGGATGACCGTGTTGTCGAAAATCATGACCTTGATGCCCGAGAGCGACAGGTTCAGCAGCGACGGGATGATGTCCGGGCGCTGTTCGAACGGCTGGGCCGACGCGTCTTCCAGCTTGGTCGGGCGACCCGTGCGGTTCTCCAGCTTCAGGAACGTGTTGAGCGTCATCAGGCACACGTCGATCTGGCGGATGCGGCGGTACTTCGAGAGCCAGTTCATCCATGCCACGTGCGTGATCACGCCGTCCGTCGTGATCGAGCTGTCGTAAGCCGACACCTTGTTCACGGCGAGTGCGCCCTGGCCGATGTCCACGTCGCCGTTGATCATCGCGTTCACGCACTCGTCGAGGCGGGAAGCCGCTTCGATTTCGGCCTGACGCGTCATCGACAGTGCGACGAAGTCCAGCGTGTTCTGCTGCATCGCTTCGTCCGAGATGACCAGACCGAGCGAGAACGTCGGGATCGAGCCCGTCTTGTCCGACGCCGTGAGGGTCATCATCAGGTTCGGCTCAGCCAGCTGCGAGATGCGCGAGCTTGCTGCCTGCGACGGGCGCGTGTAGTCCAGCACCGGCCACCAGTAGCGGCTGTTGCTGACCGTCTGCTTGTCCGTGATGAACGTGTCGAACAGCGCGACTTCGCTGGCGCGGTTGCCGTACAGCTGGCTTTCGACCATCTGCAGGAGTGCAGCCGGGAACAGGATGCGCGAGGCGGGGACCGCGTCCGCGAGGTTGGCCGAGCCGGCGACGTTGAACTGCGTGTCGCAGGCACCCGTCATCGCTTCGGCAACCGACGTTTTCTTGATGCCGAGCGTCTTGTCCTCGCTCATGAACAGACCCGCCGAGGCGAACATCTGGTTCATGGTGGCGCCGTACTTCGACGGGTCGGTCTTGTACTTGTTCGACAGGTACGCGTCGACCGTCATGTTCGCTTCATGCGCGAGCTGGTACAGGTTCAACGGCAGCGTGGCTTGCTGTTGAGCGCCCGCAGCGTCGAGGAAGGTGACCTTCATGTTCTGTTCCCCTTTAAGGATTTTGGAGTTGGACGCTGCGCTGGTTAGGCGCGCATGATGATGACGACCGCGTTCGCGTCGCCGACATTGAAGCCGGGCATGACGCCGACGATGCGGTGACGGAACAGCAGGGCGGCAATCGTCGCTGCCTGCTGGTCAGCCGTGAGCTTGACCTTCGGGCGCGGGAACTGGTTCACGTCGTTGTACGTGCCGCGCGCAGCCTGTGCGTCAGCCAGTACGTAGTTGCCGATCGCCCAGCCAGCGACTGTAATCGTCGCTTCCTTCTTGTTGCCCGGTTCGACGTAGCGCACCGAGCCAACCGTCAGGCCGTCTGCCGTGAAATTCGCGATCGAGGCCACGTAGCCTTCGATCTGGTCGCCCGTCGCGCAGAGGTCGAACTGGGCGTCGCCGATGAGCTTCACCGGCTTGCCGCGGTCGGCATCGGTCAGCGGATTGCCGATCGTGCCGAGCTTGACGGTGATGACGTTTTCCGTCTGGTCATCGGACGTTTCCGAGAGGATGACTTTTTTCAATGCCATTTCAGGACTCCTGAAGTTTTGGATTCGCCCAAGGGCGGTTTAAAGCGTTTCGGGCAAAACCTTACTTCTTCGCAGCGAGCTGCCCGCCAGCCGCCGCAACACGCATCGCGTGCATCGCCAGTGCTTCGGCGTTACCGCGCTGCGCTTCCTGACTTGCATCGTCCGCACCCACGTTGACCGCGGCGACGCCGCCGATCGGGAACTTGGCAGCGAACTTCGCGGCGTGTTCCGTGTGCAGGCCGACCAGCGCTTCGGGCGTGAGCTTCGATACGTCGACCTTGCCGCCGCCGAGCGCGATGCTCATGCGGTCCAGCGAGTCCGACACGACGGCGATCATTGCGACGCACGAGGCCGTCATCGCGTCGAGTTCGGTCGTGAGCTTCGCATTGCTAATCGACAGCTCCGTGACTTTGCCCACCAGTGCGTTCAGGCTCGTGTCAGCGGCGAGGGCTGCGACAGGGGCTGCAGCTGCGGCAACCGGTGCGGCCGCACCGGCTGCTGCCTCTGCTCCCGCAGCGCCAGCTGCGCTCGCCCCATTGCCCTGTTCGCCGGCGGCCGTCGCACCGCCTGCCGCTGCGGCCTGCGTGATAGCCACGGCACCTTCGCCGGCACCACCTGCGACCGCTTCCGCGGCAGCAGCAATTTCGGTCTTGGCGACGACACCTGCTGCCTGCGCCGCCTGCTTGGCTGCGACAGCGGTTTTGGTCGCCTGCATCAGATCATGAATCGTCGGCATGACTAAATCCTCTTAAAAGTGATGACGAACACCGGCACCGTTCGCCTGTTTGGCGCGATTCTCTGCGTTTTGCGCCGATTTTGCAACAGCATCTGTTAGAGATCCTGAAGAATTTGCCATACCGAGGCCAATCGCCTCGTTGGTCCAGAACACCCGGCCTTCGCCCCACTGGCTCTTGACCGTATCCTGCGAGACGCCCATGCCGTTCGCGACGTCCTGCGTGAACGAGTCATAGATCACGTTCATGTCGTTCTCGGCCTGGGCTTTCGCCTTGTCCGAGAGCGGCTCATGCGGCGTCATCAGCATCTTGTATTCGCCCTTGCGCATGACGGTAGCCGTGATGCCTGCCTTCTCCATCATCTTGCTGTACTCGATGTGCGTCATCACCACGCCGATCGAGCCGATCTGGCTCATCGGGGCGGCCATCACGTCGCCCGTCTGCGAGCCCAACCAGTAACCGCCCGAGGCCATCAGGCCGTCGGCGAAGGTCGACACCGGCTTGACCGTGCCCAGCGCGCGGATTGCCGCAGCTGTCTCGGAGACGCCTGACACTGCGCCGCCCGGCGACTTGATCGCGAGCACGACGCTCTTCACGTCGGGGTTGCTGTACGCCTCGACGAGCGAATCCTGGATGTGCGGGTAGCCGACCATGCCCATGTACTTCAGGTACCACTTGTCGCTGTTGACGAGGCCGCCGTTGATCGAGATCACGCCCACGCCGTTATCGAGCACGGAGAGCGGGGCGGAACTGAATGCCTTGCGCTCTTCCTCGCTCTCGCTGGCGTCGCCCGAGTCGACCTGCGCCGTGATGCCCGCGGCGGTGAGCGCGGCGACCACGCCGGCATTGGCTGTGCTGCGGCGCGTGCGCAGGTAGTCACGCTGCTTGAAGAACTCGGTGCGCTCGCGCTCGGCTTCGGCGCGCATGCGGTCGTAATCGTCAGTGATCAGCGACAGCACGACCTGGGCGAGCGAGTCTTCGCCGCCCACCCACAACATCTGGCCGCCCAGCAGCGAAAGGAGGTTCATCGTTTATGCCTTCTGAGTCTGTTTAGGCGCCGGTTTTTGCGCCTGTTTAGGATTGCTACCTGTCTTGCCCTTGGTGGGGGTGTTGCCGAGCTGTTCGTTCTGGCTGCCGCCGCCGCCGTCCTGGCCGGGCGAGCCGCCTGACGGGCTACCTGAGTAAGGGTTGGTCGCGGTGACGCCGACGGTCGTCGGCTCATAGAAGCGCGTGCCCGAGAGCGGCGTGAAGGTACCGCTCTGCAGCTGGCCGTTGAGCTGGACGGAGGCTTCCTCGTCGCTGATGAAGCCCAGCGACAGCAGCTCCATGACGCGCGCCTGGCGCTGCGCCTTGAACGCTTCGAGTTCGACCTTCGGGCGCAGGTCGATGTCAGCGAGCCTGAATTCGACCACCGAGTCGGAGCCGAGCATGCGCAGGATCAGCGTGAACATGCGCGAGAGCAGCTCGTTGAGCGGCTTCTGCACGCTGCCTTCGACCTGCTTGATGAAGATCATCGACTCGACCGACGCGGACGACGCGTTGGTGCCGCGCCCGATCACGCCTGGCAGCACCTTGGCGCCCGAGCTGATCTTCTGGTCGGCCATCTTCGTGAGGATGTCGTACTCGTTCGAGAGCGTCGAGTTGCCCCGGTCGAGGATCTTGACCTCCATCGAGTCGAGCATGATGAGCGCTTCTTCCGGCTCCAGCCCGTCGATGTTGGCGGCGACCTGCGCGATGAACTTGTTGTAGAAGTCCAGCAGCTTGTCGGGGTCTTGCTGCGCCTCGGGCGGCACCAGTCCCTGCAGCTCTTCCGTTTTCAGCGTGACGGTCGTGCGCGGATGCAGATTCATGCGGATCACGCGACGGATGTCGTTGAGCAGCTGCAGGCCGAAGAGCACCGGCTGCAGTGACGGCTCCATCGGCGACTCCGAGTACGCCGTGTAGAGCGACTGGTCGACCGATGCGTAGAAGAAGGCAGGGAAGTCGAGCGGGATGTACTGGCCGCCGACCTGCTGGTTCGGGATCGCCCAGCGCGCGTTCGGCGCCGGGAACCACTTGATGTCGCGCGAGCCGACCGGCTGGATACGCGTGGGCACGCGCGCCTGGTCCAGCACCACTTCGCCGGCTGCCGAGCCGAACTGGCGCAACTCC